ATTGATAATAAACTCAACAACACTGCCTATCTTCCGGATAGCCAGGCAGCCAATTCGGAAATCCTTTTTGCAATAGGAGTGGATCCCTGTTTGATCGGAGCAGGAAACCCGGGAGAAGCCATCGGTGCCGGCAGTGGCTCAGATAAAAGAGAAGCTTACTGGATGCTGAATGCCGATATGGGCACCGACCGTTCAGTCTCCCTTGCACCATTGTACTTTATAAGGGATTTCAACAAATGGGATCCTACTATTCAGTTTGATTATGTCACAGTTGACACGTCTCAAACACAAAGTCAACACCCTACAAAAACCACAAAACGTATTGACCAAACACAACCCTGACCATGTTAATTACAACAATTCAGCAGTTTCGAACTGCATCATCCATCAATATTTCAAATACAATTGATCCCTGGCTCCCTTATATTCAAGATGCTGAAGAGACATTTATCATTCCGGTAATTGGTATAGATATGTATTATGCCATTTTAGCCATTATAGAAGATAATATCAAGCCTATAGAGGATCCAACATTTGAAGCAGATCCCGGTATAAAGCCAGGTCCAGGATCTGGTCTTACAGCTGAGGAATTACAATTATCATTTATTGATAAATTAAGAAATGCAGAGGCCTTATATGCATTATATCTTGGAATTGATGAAATGTCGCTCAGCATTTCATCAGCTGGAATCCAGGTGATCGCAAGTGATACCCACAAGCCGGCTCCTCAGTACCAGATCATGAATTTGAAAGAAACGTATATCACCAGGGCCCATCGTCAAATTGATGTTGCATTGGCGTTTTTTATGGAAAATGAGGAAGCAATAGAAATGGATCCCCTTGTTCCGAGTCCTTATTTTATAAGGAATGCTGCCGAATTTCAACTACAAGCTGACATTCACAGTTCCCGCAGGGTATTCCTTTCTCTTTTGCCAATCATTGCAAGTGTTGAAAAAAAATATATCATTCCAACACTTTCCCTGGTTTTTTTTAATGATCTGAAAGATAAATTTCAGAATTCAGATCTTAATGATGATGAACAATTGATAATTGATATGATCACCCCGGCATTGGCACATTTGACCATGGCCAGGGCATTACTTGAAATTTCAATTGATGTACTCGATTGGGGTATTTTCAATAATGCTTCCAATTCTTTCAATAGTATTGCTACTAAAACCCAGGTAAATAGTGAAAGAATTGCCAGAATGGTTGATGCAAATCAACGTGATGGTGAAGCTGAACTCAAAATGCTGCAGGAATTCCTTGACAATAACGCGAGCGCTTCCAAATATGCGCTCTATTATAACTCCAGCCGCTTTGTAGGAGCGGAGAGTTCCGGAAAAAGGGGGGAATTCATAAATGATCCAGCCAATTCTATTTTTGTTGTTTAATAATTAATTCTCTTGATATCATGTGGCAGAATTTTATACTTATTATCGGCCTTGTTATTTCATTTTTATGTCTTCTTGGTGGCGTAATAACAGTCTGGGTGAATACCAATGTGAAAATTGCAAAGATTGAAACAATGGTAAATATCAAAATTGCCGCAATGGAAATGTCAATTGCTGCCTATATCAAAACCAATAGCGAAAATCTCCATGAGTCTTTTGCAGATAATAAAGAAGAACATAGGAGTATTAGTGCTGAAATAAAGGAAATTCGAGCAATCGTACACGATATAAATCTTGCCATTGTAAAATTCTCAAAATGAATTTTCATGAATGAAGTTAAAATAGGAAGATTAACAAGATTCCTACCTGGTACCTGGGATGAATTGAGCGCTGAGCAATTATGCTATGCCTGTTCGCTTTTCAGCCTACCCATTACTTCCACTCAATTCAAATTGAATTTGCTTTTCAACTTCCTTAGGATCAAGGTCCGATTATGGAATACCATTTCGGGAGAAGATGCCTATTTTATGTGTGAAACGCTTAATTTCATCCTCGATGAAGTGAAGCTCACAAAAGCCCTGGTGAAATCAATCCGGTCTCACCGATTCCCATGGGTCCGGTACTATGGTCCCTCAGATGGTATGGCATATTGCAGCTTTGGAGAATTTACCAAAGCACAGGTAAGATATGAGCAATATGGAAAAGCTTCCGATCCTGGAGCCCTTGATGAAATGGTGGCTATCCTGTTCCGCAGAAAGAAATTTTTCTGGTTCATCCAACGGCATTTCCTTGAATCACCTGATCCCAGGATGCGTTTCGTTGATCGTACCCTGGCTAAAAGAGCAAGGGAGATATCGAAACTGGATCCTGCCATCAAAAAAGCGATCATGCTTTTCTTTTCCGGTGTTCAAGGAACGCTTCCCGCGAAGTTTCCTCATGTCTATAAAGAAAAACCCGGTAAGAAAGACGAGAAAAGCGGATGGTCAACCCTGATCATCTCCCTGGCCGATGGCAAGACAGATGACCAGAGCCTTGACCGGGTAATGAATTCAAATTTGTATAATGTGCTGCTGGGATTGGAACAGAAATCAATTGAGTACTTCGAATTCCTTAAAAAATATCCACAAAATGACTGATGTAAGAGCATACCTCCATTATTTTCAGCAACTGGCACAGCAACATGTGGCCATCAATAGTTTTTTCGTAATGGATGTAAATGAACCGCTGGGGGCCATGCGCGATAAAATAAAGTATCCATCGCTGATCATGAACACCCTCTCCGGAAGCTATGCAGCTCCCAACCATGACAACACCCTTGATGATGTCACCGGAGGGTTTCTGATCCTTGGCCGCCTTGCAAACATTGATGACTTCGCAGGTGAAATGCTCCTGCTTGAGCAAATGAAACAGATCGGAACAGATATAATTTCCCGAATGAATTATGATCTGAGAAAGTGTGAACTCCGCGCATCCAAAGCAATTGTAGGATTTTCAATTAACTCAGTTTCCTACCAGATGGCTGATGGAATCTTTGATAATTGTTTCGGATTTTTCTTCACGTTCAAATTGATTTCTCCCGTAGATCTTTGTTATAATGCCGCCAAATGGTCACTTGTAAGGCCACCACTGGGCGATTATCAGTACTAAACCTGTCCTTTACTACCACCCATTTCATCTTTTCCTTTGCCGGGATAATCATTTTTTATGGAAACTGGCAATGGATCCACTGTAAAGAAAATCCTCACCCTTGATGAATGTGCAAAGGCCTGGGCTGGCTTCACCATTGGAATATGGAAGGAGAAGCTCAAGAAATATAAAGTAGGAGAGCCGTCAGGCAAACTTCGCGCTTCATTCAAGTATTCCATTACCGGCAATGAAGCTTCAAATATTGTCATCAAGTTTGAATTCCTCTATTACGGGAAGTTTGTGGATATGGGTGTCGGAAAGGGCACTAAAATATCCGGAGTTTCCGAAAACAAAACTTCCCGTTCGCTTCAGGGCAAAATGCTTGGAAATCGCCGCAGGCCTAAAAAATGGTACGGTAAAACCTTATTCGCTGAAACGGCCACACTCAGAGAGATCCTTGCCCGGGATTATGCTCATAAAGGTGCCCTGGTTATTTGCGAAAACATCAAGGACAATTCAATAAAATAGTAATGGCAACAACAGAAAAAGCAACCGCAGAAGTAACCCTCAATGGCGCGAAAGCTGCAACCACGCTCAAAGAACTGGCAAACCTTTCAAAACAGCTGGATGCGGAGCTTCGCAAGGTAGATACAACTACAAAGGAGTTTGCAGCCAAGGAAAAGGAATTGCAAAAGGTCAATCAGAAACTTTATGACCTCAAGCAGAATACAAGAGCCTTGACCGATGAGATGAAGAAATCTCAAGGTGGTATTGAAGGAATGTTTGGCAAAATGAAAGATTATGCCATGGAATTAGGTGGGGCCATGGTCGCTTTGTTTTCAGTCAATGCCATCAAAGACTATTTCAAGGAAGGGATTAACAAGGCCATCGAACTTCGAGATACTGAAAAAATATTGCTCACTGTCCTTGAAGGGAATGTAACAGCGCAAAAAGAATTGGTAGGCCTTGCCAAAGAGAGAGCCGGGACCACCATCAGCGGAAGGCTTGAAATTGAACAGGCTGAAAAGTTTTTGGTTATCCAGGGCAGAACTCCCGACCAGATCCGCAAGACCATCATAGCAGCACAGGATCTGGCCACAGTAACTGGTCAAGGATTAAAATCTGCCGTGGAAGATCTTGATGGCACCATGGAAGGAAGGTTAGGCAAAGGACTTCAAAAACTGTCCAGCCAGTTCAAAGACCTTTCAAAAGATCAACTCTATAATGGCGCAGCCATTGATATCATTGGTGCCAAATACAAAGGACTGGCTGAAGATGAAGCTAAAACGGTAGGTGGCCAGCAGATTATGATGGAAAAATCCTGGGGTGCATTGCAACGAACGCTTGGTAACTATGTTCTGGGTTCCGGTTCGTTTTATGCTTCTCAGTTATCGAATTTCAAAAACCTTTTTGATTCAATAGGCAAAAGGATTGCTCAGACCAATGAGGAAAATAAGTCTGCTGTTCAAAAGTTTCAGGAGCTTGGGGGATCCGTAGCCAACCTGGTTACTAATATTCAGCCGCTAGCCGACCGGTATGATGTTCTGAAAGCCAAAACCACACTTTCAAAGGATGAACAAACCGAACTGAAAAAGATCATCGGGGATGTCACTGCAGCAATGCCCGGGGCGGCCACTGCTTTTGATAAATATGGTGATGCAATTTCCATTTCATCTGACCGGGTTCGTGACTATATCAAGAACCAGATGATCCTTCTCAGGTATGAAAACAAGAAGGCCATCGAAGAAACATCGACAGAACTGCAGGCACAGGTAACGAAAATTGCAGCGGTAAAAGGGGATATGGATAAAATTGCCAAAACCGGAACCTTTGATGTCATGGTCGAAAAACCTAAGACAGGCCACACGATTGACCTCTCCATGGATACCCGTAAAGCTACCCAGGAGGAAATCGCTGCGCAGGTTGCAGCCAACCAGGAATTTTTGAATAATAAGATCGCCCTGGAAACAAAGTTGAAGGTCCTCAATGGTGATGCGCTTCAGCAGTCTCTTGACAGTTACGAGAAGGATAAAGCTCTCACTGCCAAGAAACTCGAAGATGGCAAAAAAGCATCTTCCGATATGCTGAACCTCAAAAAAATGTCAATGGCCGAACTTGACAACCTTATTTCCCGGGGCCGGGAAGCGGATGCCACCAATACCGACCGCACAAACATGCGGCAGGCTATGGAGGAACAGGCAAGAAGGGGCAAGCATGATGATACGATCATCAAAAAGACCACGGAAGCTTATAAAAACCTGATTGACCAGCTCAAGGTAATTGAAGGAAAAAACTACGCGGATAAATTTACTGCTACGCAGCAGGAGATCCGAGGTGTGGAAGACAAATACAATACGCTGATCGACAGGGCAAAAAAATTCAAAGAGGAAAATGACAAGATTTTAACCCCGGCACAGAAAACTGAAATTGATTCAAATGTCTCTCAGCTTACGATTCAACGAGATGCACAGATGAAACAGGTCATGGTCCAGGCTGAAAAAGCCTTTTCCGATGACATTCTGCAGATCCATGAAAAGCTGAGAGTGGCAAGGATGGCAGTCACCCAAAGACAGGTGTATGAAGTAAACAAGAAGTATGATGATGCCAGGAAGGAAATTTTAGGTGCTGTTTTCTTTGCCTATAATGAAGAAGTAAAAGCGGCAGAAGGGAACACTGAAAAATTAATTCTTGCTGAGAAACATAAAAAAGAAGCCATTGCAGCCATTGATAAGGATATGAAATATCTTACCAAAGCTCAAAAAGATGAGGTTGCAGATACCAGGCAAAAAGGCAGTGAAAAATTTGATGAAGATCTCAATACACTTAAGGAAAAAGGTGATCGTGATCTTGCATTGAATAAGGAGAAAATTCAGATTGAAGTTAATCTGAAATATAAAAAATTGTTGGAAGCGAGTCTGGGTGATGAAGATGAAACCAACAGGATCAAAGTTCAAATGGCCGAAGAAACGGCTGCAAAAATCCTCAAGGCAACAAAAGAAAATGCTAAAAAGGTAGCCCAGGAATCCATTGCCGTTGCTCAAACTGCCGTGAATGCTTTGGGGTCTATCTTTCAAATGGAAGACCAGGCTCAGGCAGATAAATTCAGAGCTGATGAGGAAATTTCCAACAAGAAAAAAGCCAGTTTGGATGCTCAGTTGAAAGCCAAACTTATCACCCAGAAGCAACATGATCAAAAAGTGGCCGAACTTGATGCTGACATGGCCAAGAAGAAAAAGAAACTTGACCATGATGCTGCAGTTCATGCAAAAGAAATGGCCTTATTTAATGCACTGATCAGCGTTGCTTCAGCCGTTGCTTCTGCTTTGACTGCCGGTCCCGTTACCGGGATCGTCATGAGCATCATCACTGCCGCCCTGGGTGCAATTCAGATCGGTTACATCCTCAGTCAAAAAATCCCTGAAGCTGCAACCGGCAGGTATAATGTGATCGGCCAACAAGATAACAGAGCATATAGCAATGTTCCCTACCAGGAAGCATTTACCGGGATCCCCGGCCACCCGATGCTGGTCAATGAAACAGGCAATGAAATTGTAATTGACCCGAAGACAACAAAGAATTTAATGGTCAATTATCCTGGTGTTATCAATGCCATAAACTTTGCCCGGGTACCTCAAAGAGCATCCGGAGCATATCTTCCGGAGGGGGATGCACCATCACCAAAACAGGCTTCAAGCGCAGCTTCATCGGAAGCTCTGACAAATGCATTGAATGAATTCAATGCGCATGCCCGGGAAGGGGTAAGGGCATTTCTTGTTTATGATGATATCCGCGATGTTGCAACCAAAATCAATGACATTGAAAACAGTGTAAAATCTACTTAGTATGCTTTCTCTGATCGTAAATGATAAACAACTTGATGTCAGCAATGACATTTCAATTACATTGAAATTTTCATCGCCGGTTTTCAATGAAATTGGGGATTACACTTATCCTTTCAAACTCCCTGCAACTCCATTGAATGTTTCAATCCTGGGTTACAAACACAGGGTTGAAAATTCCCTTGACCCATTCCAGGTATTTGAAGCAATCCTGCAATGGAATGGAGTGGTGATTCTCAAAGGAACGCTTCGTATTTTAAATGCTCAGTCGGATCTATATGAAGCTACGCTTTATATGGATAAGGGTGATTTCGTATATCGCCGGAAAAATTGGACCCTTCAGGATGTTGATTATGGTGCCCTCACCTGGGAAACCGAAATTCAAAGACTTGGCTGGATTAATGATATTCGTAACCAGTATTATCCTCAGAAACCATTCTGCTTTCCGAGTATCAAAAACCTGTCCTATTTTGAAGAACTGCCAGAGGAACCCATGCTTTATTATCTTAATTATTACCACTGGAATAACCTTCAAACGCTCTTCAATGGAGTGGATCGGGCAGTATTTGTACCAATGCTTTACCTGCGACATGTTCTTACCTTGGTTTTCATGAAATTGGATTATGCCCTCGATGATTCATTTTTTGCAATGGATCCTGAGTTCAATGCCTTGACATTGTATAATAATGTCGATGCAAATGGTGGGATCACCGGCCTTTTCAATTACGATCCTACGAAGATTTTCAACAATTACCATGTTCCCCGGATGACTATGAATGATTTTTTCACAGCCCTTGAAAATTTCTTCAATATCCGGTTTTTTGTCAATAATATCACCAGGATCGTAAAGCTGATATCCGTTGATGCAATAATAAAATCAACAGATGCCATCCCATTTTCTTCCAATGTGGGATCCATTTTCACACAGATCGGCACACAGATCAAAGGCTACCATTTGAAAATGAATATGGAAACAGATGATGAATTTTGGACTCCAATGGTGGCTTCTCAATCTCAGATCCTTGATGCCATAAAAGGTGCAGTTGATGCATTGGCAGACCTTCCTGTCTGGCCGGCATCTCCTAATGGAGAAATCAGGTATGTTAAATCCGAAGGCGTTTATTATATCCTTAGTGAAAGGGTATGGACCATCATTAATCTTAGCTCTTCCACCGTGGCACTCCATTCAGAATTTGTTCATAATGAAAGTGATAAATCAATTGAAACCAAATTCTCAACCCTGATGGACAATGGAGTTGCACCGTTTGATTGTGTGGTTGGAAGCTCACAATCAGCCTGGCAGGAAACAGCTCCTAAATTATTCTTTGCAAAATTCCACCCGCGCATTGGAGGGGGAATAGATGATGAAAGAATGTTCGCTTCAAATTTTTCCGATTCCCATTCATTATTTTACAATGGGCCAAATGGCCTTTTTGAAAAGCATTTCCATGCATTTTGTGATTATATGATGAAGGCCAAATCAATGAAAATTATAAAGCAATTGTCATTAATTGAGCTGAATCAGTTGGATTTTTCCAAGAAATATGAGATACATGGAAATAAATACCTCATTTCTGAGGTACAGGTAACAATTTCAAATAAAGGTTTTCAACCGGCCACAATTTTAGCTTATACCAGCCTATAAGTGTCCTTTAATTTCCAACCTCGATATTTTATAATTGCAGCATGATATCAATACTTACCACTCCGCCACAAACATTCTTCGCTGGGAATCCTGCTTGTTTCGGGATTCATACCGATAATATGCTTTCAATTATCGGTCGTAATTGCCAGTTTAAAATCGTGGTCAGCGCTGCAGATACAGTGGCCGGTCATACCCTTGTTTTCACCTTCCCCGGAAAGGTGATCACATTCACCACCGCGGTAGCTCCCGATGATTCCGGCCAGCAGATTCCCTGTGCTTCAAATTCATCTTTGTGGTCCACCTGGTGCAAATCACTATTTGACTGTATCCAGGCCAATTATGATATCTCTTCAAGATATTCTATGATTCTTGACGCGCCCACAGGATCTAACAGAGTCATTGAATTTGTTGCCTATAATAAAGGAACTGCAGATTCAGCTTCCATTGTCAGCAATTTAATTACTGCAACTGTCAGCAATTATATCAGTGGGCTTGATTCAATTCCCCGGGCAACATTCTCAATAGTAGGAGGGATATGGGATATAAATATGAAGCTTCTCGCCCAGGATATTAAACCGGTTGATGCCAATGGAAATGTGACATTCAACTTTTCAGAATATCTAAGTGTATTGCTTGAAAGTAACCAGGTGCCCCGGTTCTCATGGCCTTTCAGCACAACGGTTTTGTATAGGATCTTCAATAACTATATCCTTCAATTCTATGCCGGTTTTGCTGAACGCTATGACAATGCAATCCGTAAAATTCATTTCGACCTGCCACGCAATGCAATCCCTGGCGGCCTTAACCGGGAAACGATTGTGGCCTATAATAGTGCAGGTCAAAATTTCTTTTCCGTTACTGAAAACTTACTCAGCTTCATGACCTGGGCACCTCTTCAGAAAATGACCAGCAAAACTTGTCCTGAATTACTTTTCTTCCATGTTCCCGTCACGGCTACCTTCGATCAATTGGATTTTGTGGTTATTGTCACCTTCACAGACAACACCACGGCAACATTCATCACCAGTATTGAGGGTGTATCGCAAAATGATGTAATAGAATTGACAGTCGGTTATGAGAAACTCGCCCTGGCCACCAGGTATCCGACAAAAACCGTGTATAGCTGGAAAGTTATGCTTTCGAACCAGGATGCACAGATGGATACGGAGTATAGAGTTTTTATCCTGGATAACACTTTTTATCAGAATGAAAGGATTTTTCTTTTTCAAAATAGTTTTGGTAGAGCTTATGATGTCATTCGGCTGACCGGATTGGGATCTGTTGATATTGAAGTTGAATTTTCAACAGCATCATCTGAAACTATTGGAGATTACACCGCCCTCAATGCCCCGGTGAGCAAGTTCGGGGCATCCGAAGTTCAAAGACTCAAAGTAAATTCCGGATGGCTTACCCAGGAATTGAAAGATTATATGCGTGAGCTTCTGCTTTCCAAACAAGTTTTTGAATATACCATCACTGGCCTGTTCCCGGTCATCATCACCAATGACAAGATGAAGTCATTCTTCCAGGATAATCAGTATCTATATGATATTGAGATTGATTATGATCGTGCATACAGAGATTTTTTTTTTCAAAGTTCTTAATTAGGACTTTTATTTCAACAGACCGGGATTATTCAGATGATTATGAAGATCAATATAGTTAGCTCATGACTTATGCAGATGTTTTAGTTGTTATCCAGGCAGCACTTTCAAAAAGGCCGTCTGGTCAAAAAGTCCTTGTTTCAGCGCATGAAGCTGCAGAAATAAAGATTCTCGATTATATCGAGCAATTAATGAACAGTGTCGTTCTTTCCGGTTGTGGAAGTTCGGTGCAGGCTCATGGCCCTTCAACTGCAAGAATACCATTAACTCTTTCATGGAGTTCTGAATTCCCTGATACAGATTATTCATTCACAATCAATGGTTTTGATGGTCATGGTAATCCGGTTGAAGTGATACTTCTTGAAAAAAATAATACGGATATTGTTATCAAAACCCTTGTCAATGCAACAATTACAGCAATTGCAGTTCCTTACGCCACCTAAATTTATTCTCATGAAAAAATTATTGTTGATTCCAATGTTCATTTTCATCCTCGTTTTCCTTCCAGGAAAGTCTTTCAGTCAAACCCATTTTTTCGATTCAATCGAATTTGGCGTAGGTACCTGTTATTCAATGATCAATTTTCCGAATTTTTACGGGTACTTGCAATCCAAATCAGCTGATTTTCCAACCACCAACTACAGCAATATTATGCTTTCGGGAAGATATGGAAGAACTGAAATTTCAGCAGGTATCAATTCAACCGGTTTAATGACCAATAGTACTGCTTCATTAAAACTTATCCCGGGATCCGGCGCTATGTCATTTAACTTTCATTCTGATCTTTTGCATGATTGGAATTATTATCTTAATGAACAAGGTTTTTCACCAGGGAATATTTCAACCGGTTCAAATGGTATTTATCGCGCCTGCCTTGGTTCAAATCTGCATCCGTGGATTGGCCTTTACGTTAATGATTCCGTATTCTTTAAAAACCTTCCTGGCGTAACAAGCACTAGTTACCTATTATCGCTCAATGGCACAAGAGTCAATAAAATTCCATCTTCCACTTATGCGCTGGCCGGTACCACAATGACCTACCCATCATCCGGCATTTCCATTTCAACCGGCACTGCCTGGGGTACAAGCATCACTGATAATTCAGCTAATTGGAATAATGCTTTACAGGGTGATTATTTATCTGACCCTTATCCTGCCCAGGTATTGACAAATTCAACAGATAATATAGTTTCACAGCTTGTCCCTACAGGCCCTAACCAGATATTAGTTTCAAATGATTATACTGGTGTTTTTATTCCCGAATGGGATGAATTTCCACAACCTGATTGGAACCAATCTATGTCAACCGAAATGGATTACATTAGAAATAAACCTAGCCTTAGTGCGATGGCATCTGGCGCTTATCCACTTGCTGGAATTCCTATATCTACTGGTACTGGTGGTCCTTGGGGAACAAGCATAACAGATAATTCTGCACATTGGAATTCTGCATATGGTTGGGGCAACCATGCAGCTGCAGGATACCTTACATCCCAGACAAGCCATGCCGATGTTTTACAGGATGGGGATTTTACAAGTGAAGGGCTGATGAAAAGAATTTCAGCCGGTACCTATGCCATTGTTGAAGATAATTCTGAAGATTGGAATACTGCAGTAACCTGGGGTGATCACTCACAGTTTGGCTATTTATCCAATCCAATGACCACAGTAGGGGATATGGTGTTTATGAAAGCGCGACAGCAACCAGCTACGCCTATTCCTGACAGATTGCCAATTGGTACAAATGGTCAATATTTGAAGGCAACCACATCAGGTTCCAATGTAATCCCGGTATGGACCGCATTCCCGACTATTCCAGCCGCGCAAATTCAAAGCGATTGGACACAAGCAAGTACTGGCTCTTTGGATTACATCAAAAACAAGCCAACTTTAGGGGCTTTAGCTGCAGCAGCATTTCCTGCATCAGGTATTCCATTGTCAACCGGAAGCGCCTGGGGATCGAGCATCACAAATAGTTCCGGAAATTGGAATACTGCGTATGGTTGGGGAAATCATGCAATTGCCGGTTATCTGCATAGTCCTATGACAACCTGGGGGGATATGATTTATCAAGGTGGTGATCCAATGGAACCTATACCCACGAGAGTTGCGATCGGCACCAATGGACAAGTTTTGACCTCAAAACTTGTCAGCGGTAATGTTATTCCGTACTGGTGGACACCAACATACGAACAAGCAATCACAGCATCCACAACAAATAAATGGTGGAGAGGGGATAAGACATGGCAAAAAATTACACTTGGTAATTTACGAGCTGATTCAGCAACTTATAAAAGTGACTATTTTATTGCTGATACCAATTCTATAGCATGGATAAGAAATAAACCAACTTTTACTGTAGGATCTCCAGCAAATGGCTTATCAGTTGGTTATTGGTTTGGTATGGGATCAGGAATTTGTGAAAACAGATTTCAAATGGCCCTTGCAAATGCAACCACCACCGGTGCTCTTTCATCAGCAGATTGGAACACCTTTAACAATAAAGTTAATAGCCAATGGACAAACAATGGAACATCAATATTTTACAATATAGGAAACATTGGTATTGGAACATCTGCACCCGCCTATAATTTGAACATAGAAAATGTAACAGCCCCGGCAATGATTGTAGCACAAAGTTCTGTTGCATCAGGTGATGCAGACAGGGCCATTGGTGTAATGAGAATTGTCAATACCGGAATAACCCCTAATGATAATTATAATATAAGCTACCGCAAAACTGGCGGTATATATAATTGCCTTCAATCTGCACAAATTGCCGGAAGCACAGTAAATATTTTTCAAGTCGATTATAGTACAAAATCGTTAAAGATAGGCGGTAATGGAGTTCCAGGGGTTAATGGCTTGGGTGATATTTTGTTCATGGCAGGAAAAGTAGGAATAGGAACTACTGCCCCTGATTCATCGGTCCAAGTAACCGGTTCCAGTCATTTTACCGGCAATATGAGACTTGATGGACATTTAGGAATAGGCACAACCACACCGTCAGGTATGAATATGTTAATTGATGCCTATGGGGTTGTAGGTACAACAGGTGGATCAGTGATTGGAATAACAAATAATGGTGGGGGTGGAGCCTCTTTTCAAATGAATGATGTTTCATATTCATCGAAATTTAATTTTAAAGCGTTTTCAGGTGGGTTTAAAATCACTGATGTAAACAACTCAAAAAATGTTTTTACCATAGAAAACAACACTGCATCAAATGTGTTGTATATCAAAGCGGGTGGAAATTTGGGTATTGGAATGACCGCACCAACCGAAAAAATTGAAGTTTTAGGAAATATTGCCAATCAAAAAATAAAATTAACAGCCGAAGGTGGTTACGCTATTCTATTTCCTACAAGTGCAACCCTGGCGGCAGGGGATGTAGTTTGGCAAAGCCTTACAAATGGAGTGATAAAAACAGATTACTATGATCAAATGCCATTAGGTGTTTGCTATTCAGCATCCGCTTCCTCTTATGTTTGGGTTGTTGTTTCAGGATTAGCAACTGTAAAATCAGATGGTTCAGCAGTCATTGGTGAACTTGCTCTTGTATTAACAGGAACCGGAAATGAAGGCAAAGCACAAAGAAGCGGCAGCACAACTTATGGCACCTACCAAAATGGGATGGTTGGTGTTTGGATGCAAACAACAACCGGTGCAAGTGCACTATGCATGGTCCGGCCATTACCAGGAATGTATGATGGAGCAACAAAATAGTATAGAATCTTTATTGGGATAACCCGCAAAACAATCAAATTTTCAAAAATGGAAACATTAAAACCAAAAGTGGATCATGACTACTCTGTTAATCATGAAGCAACCATTGAAAAAGCCGGAGTTATGGTAAGTGCGAAAGAAATTTTTTGCGCTGAATTGCCTCACTTGATTGGTGGTTTGGAAGCCGCCAAAGCCCTTTCAAAAAATTTCATTGTAAAGATGGCTATTGGAATAGTCATTAATGCAGTGGAAGCACTTGGAGAAGCTTTCTGCAATGGCTAA